ATATTTCTAGTGAATTTACACAAAGAGATGTAACAAGTGGAACTCAATCTGTGTTAACTGCATTATCTAATGGATTTGCAGATGCTTCAACTAATTTATGTAATGTAAGAAGCGACATATTAACAGGTAATATGGGAATACAAAACTCTATATTAAGTTCTTCAAACAATACACAAAGAGATATTCTAACTCAAACAAACGAGCTAAATACTAACTTATTAACTACAGCATTACAAGCACAAGCTAAAATGGATGACTGTTGCTGCACTCTAAGAGCTCAAGGAATTGAAAATACACAAAAAATTCTTGATGTTCTTAACCAAAACACTATTGATGATTTAAGAAGTCAAGTAAATGACCTTAAAAATACTATTACTGCTAATGGTATAGGAACTTCAATAGTAAATCAAGTAAGACCATACCCAGTACCTAGTTATTTAGTGTCTAGTCCATATCAATCATTATACAGTGGTTTCTATGGTTCTAACTGGTATGGAAACACAATTATCTAGCATAATGTCTTTTAGACAATCTCAATAGAGAACTTGCTAATTATAGAGAATATAGCAAGTCTGTATTCTCTTTTATTTTAAAATAGAAAGGAATGATTATATGATACAAAGTGTACAAGAACAAGAGCTAACTTTAACTTCTAATACTGCTCCAATAACTTTTGCTGATACTGATTTAAGAACTGCTAGTGCTAACTGCTTTAATGGCTGGTTAAATCACAACGAAGGTTCAGCACAATTTAATTTAGTTGAAGGAGGCATTTATGAAATAGAATTCAATGCCAATGTCACAAGTGCAACAGTGGGTGTTGTTGGTTTAGGAATATATGCTGATGGTATTAAATTAAATGGTGGAGAAGCTGATGCAGTAGTTGCAACAGCAGGAGAATATAGTAATGTATCTATCAAAAAATATGTAAGAGTATGTGGTAGAGGTAGTGTTACTGTTACTATAAATAGTGTGCCTACTATAACTTATAGTGGTGGTGGAACACCTGTTGTAACTGATACGGAAATTCCTATTGTTAAGAATGCTAATATATCAATAAGACGCTATGCCTGAATGCTGACTTTTTATTAACAGTGGGCTAGGGAGTATAATATTGAAATATCAACTTTAAGGACAAGAATAAGTCGTGGCTGGAATATAGAAAGAGCATTAAATGAAAAAACACATTTAAATTATAAAGGAGTTAAAAATGCGTAACAATACAGTAGATAACTTAAGTCTTATATTACAGACACTAAGTTTAGAAATATTATTTAAAGACTTTAACAATAGTGATTTGATGCAGGAATTACAAAAACAAGATAGTGAATACTTAGAAAAGATAATAAAACAGAACGAAGAAATAATTACTTTACTAAAAGGAAAGGAGGAAAAGTAATGGAAATAATTAGAAAAGTTAAAGACGAAACTGAAAAACTTATAGAGAAAGTATTAGAAGAAGGAATACCTAGTGGTAACAACTTAGAATACTTAGATAAACTAGTAGATATACAAAAAGATATATCTGAAATGGAAGGAAGTGGTAGTGTGCATTACGGAAATTATGGCACTTACGATAGATATGGAGAAAGATACAGTGACAATTATGGTGAAAGATACGGTAGAAGAATGAGAGATAGTCAAGGCAGATTTATGGGAGATGATATCAGAAGCAAATCTGAAGAAATACTTGAACACCTAAATAGACACTATGGAAACTACTCAGGAAGTAGAGCTATGTATAATCGTGGTGAATACGGTGCTAAAGATGATGAAATGCAAAGCCTAAACTATATGTTAGAAAGCGTAGTTGACTTTATAGCTATGCTTAAAAGAGAAGCTAAAACCCAAGATGAAAAAGATTTAATTAAAAGATATATGATGACATTAGGAAACATGTAATGTATAAGTTTTATAATGCCAACTCTAAAGGCAATTATGTTAATGATTGTGTGGTAAGGTCAATCTCAGTAGCTGAAGGCAAGTCTTGGGACGAAACATATGAAGAGCTAAGTGATATAGCACAAAGAGAAGGTATACTTTTAGATGATGTTGAATTTGTAGAGGATTATTTAGATAAGAGATATGATAGACAATGTCATAAATCAAAGACTGTTGGCGAGTTTGCTGCTGAGTATCCTGTTGGTATTTATTTAGTAACAATGGAAGGACATATAACAGTCGTGGTTGATGGTACTGTGTTTGACATCTTTGATTGCCGACCAAAAAGAATGTGGTGTAGCTGGAAAGTATCCGATTAAAATAGCACACAGTGATGTGTGCTTTTATATTGTAATATTGTTATAAATGTGTTATAATCAAACTGAATAAATATAATAATACAAAGGAGGTATTTAATATATGGCAAATAAAAAATTAACACCAACAATTAAAACTAATACTACAATTACTACAGCAGCAGGTAAACCTGTTTTAACCCCACAGTACACGCTTGAAATGCCTGCTCTTAATTCAACACAAACAAAAAAAGTAGATCCTAATATCGGTAAAACAAGCCCATACGTGGCTCCATTACAAACTTATCCAACAACTAAAAAATCTACAGGAAGTACAGGTGGAGGAAGCACAACAAGTACTTTAAAAACTTATTTAGATCAAATGATAAATGCATATACACAAGGAGCAGAGGCAAACAAAGCAACTGCAAAGTCAACTTATGATCAAACTGTAGCAGATGTAAATCGTGCATACGATACAACTGCAAGTAATTTATTAACTTCAATAAATAGATTTAGAGAACAAAATGCACAAAATGTAGCAGATCAAAAGAAAGCTTATTTATCTAATCAAGCTGCTTTAGAGTCTGCAAGGAGCGAAGCTGATAGACAGACTAGAATAGAAGCAGCAGCTAAAGGTTTAGGAGGAAGTGGTTTAGCACAATTAGCACAACTTCAAAACTTAATTAATCAAAGTCAAGATGTAAGCGAGGTTGCTAACGAAAATCAAAGTGCTATGGACACTTTAAGAAAAGCACTAGCACAATCTGAGGAAGATTATAATACTAACTTAACTAACGCACAGACAACAAGAGATACTGCTCTAAGTAATGCATTATCAAATTATAATAATACAATACAAGGAATTGATGCTGATTTAGCTGATAAAATTGCAAATGCTAGTTGGGATTTCGGAACAACTTCAGCAAGCATGTCAAGAGGTGGAGGATCTTCATCAGGAGGAGATAATTATGCAAGTTCTATTGGAGGTTTATTAACCATGACAGAAAAGACACTTTCTGACGAACTAGAAAATATAAATAGTATGACTGCATCACAATTAAAGAAATCAAATTATAAAACAACTAATAAAGAGCAAGCATCTAAACAAGCCTATAATAACGCAAAAAAGGCTATTAATGGATATATAGGTGATTATGGAACAGATTATAATAATTTGTATAATATAGGATATAGTAATTTGGAAAGTATATACAATAGATATAAGAAAGTATATAAAAGATATAATGTTTCAAATAAAAACAAAACATCTTTATCAAATACAGATAAGATGCAGAAACAAGTTGATAATTATAAAACTAGATTAGAAGCAGCAGGTTCTGATTATGATGCATCAGATAACAGAAATGCACTAGAGAAAAAACTTAATTTAGAGAAGGACCAAAATGTCCTTTTTGACATATTAGAGCTGATAAATAGACCACAAAATGCATTATTAACAGGTATTAATAATGCACTAAGTGGTGATAACTTTTTTGAAGGATTAAAAGAAGGTATTACAGGGGAAACAAAAACCACTGGTAAAAATATTTTAGTTGATCAACTAGGTATGGAAGATGAGGAAGGAAAATTAGATTGGTCTGATGTTTTAGGATTTGGTGTTGATTTAGTAACGGATCCAATGGATTGGGCTTTAATTCCATTAACAGGAGGTGCTAGTAAAGTAGCTGAGGTAGGAGCAGATGCAGCACAAGCAGCTACTAAAGGAGCAAAAGCTTTGAAAGCAGCAGGTAATGTAGCAGATGCTGCTAAAGTTGCCTCAAAAGTTGATGATGTTGCTGACGCTGCTAAAGGTTTAAAATTTGTATCAGGATATGACTTATTAGGAAAAGGTGTTGGTAAAGCCTTTAAAGGCACTGGTAAACTTGCTGATAAGGTAATTGAAGGTAGTTTAGGTGCTATTGATGCTAAGAATGCTAAGAAAATACAAACACTAATTGATAAAGGAATGGATGCAACAGAAGCAGCAAGAGCTCTAAATGTTAATCCTAATAAACTAGGCTTGTATCAAGACCTTAAAAAAGGTGCTAAAAATATTTTAGATAGCTCTAGTAATTTAGGAGGGCTTGTTGGTAAGAGTAGAGAAGTAGAAGGAACTTCTGAGTTAGTTAAAAAGACAGGACAATTTGCTGTTAAAGAATTAGATGATGAGGCTAGAAATATAGCAGAACAAATAGCAAAAAGAACTGGAACTACAGTTGATGATGCCTACAATAAAATAGCAAAAACAATT